TCTATAAAGAGTTTACCCGTCATAGCTTTAAGGTTAATTAACTCCATTTGGCTACTCATACCTGAGGCTGCCATCCTGTAGAGGTCTGCATATACCAAACTGGCTCGCATTGTGCGGCCTTGCTTTTTTCTATGCAGCTGTAATTAGCCCAATCGCGCCCGGTTTTCGAGCTTGTTCCGGTTTTCCAAATACGTGCGCCGTGTTTACACTCAGGCTTGCCTTGTAAGTAGATGCCGCCTAGCTCATTTTTGACTGCTTCTATGGTCTGTGCCACGGGTGTAGTAGCCCATAAATCCTCGCTGGCTGGCGCTACATCCTTAGCGCTTAACGCCTCTACCTTTTCCATATCTTGCTTTGTACTGCGAGCAATACCGCCAGGTGTAAGCAAACCGATAACGCGCCCGTATGCGCTTGTTACTGCGTTTTCTACCCAAAAATGCAGATTTACGCCTCTATCGCTGCGCATCTCAAAAGCATAATCTACGGCGCTTGGTAGATGGTCCTCGTACTCTTTGTAAGCCTCAGCCTTGATTAAAATATAACCTTTTGTTATATCTATATCCTCAATAGATGCAACTAGGCGCAAGGTTGGGTACTCAATACGTGCCCTGATAATGCGGGCGTTGACATCTTCGTATCCTTCTAAGAAATTACTCATCGCTTGGCCTCAGCTTCTTTTAACGCCTTAGCTATATTACGGCCACGTAGGTAACCTTCACCTAAGCCTACTTTGTAGCCCATTTCATAAGCTGCATAAATAAATAAGCCCATAAACAGGCAAACCATACCTACTACCATTAAATCTAAACTGTTCATCTTTCGCCCTTTGTTAAGGCCGATGAGCTACCTATCCGGGTAGCCCTCCCGGCGTGTGTAGTTAAAGTATGAACCTACCCACCGACAAAAGGCAACGCGACACGCTCTACTTAGATAATCTGTCCTCTAGCAACATTTCATAGATTTTATCCACGCGTAACTCAATACGCTCAACGCGCCCTACTAGGTTATGCCCGCCGTTGCCGTCAGGCTTAAGCTCGGATAGGTAGTACTTAACAAGATGGCGCACAAGCCCAGCCATAAGCCCTGAAAGCGTAGCAATCCCCAATGCTACCGCTATGTATGCCTGGGCCTGCGACACTTACTTAGCGCCTATTCCAAGTTGCTTTTCATTAGGTGCTATAGCTTTAAGTACTGGCCCAATAAGCCCAGCTAGAAAAGCATTAGCTAGTACTTTAGGGTCTGTGATGCCTGACATATACAAAGCGCCCACGCACGATAGAGCTGCACGTAGGTAGGACAAGGCCGCAGCCTTTAGTTGCTCTTTCATTGTATTGCTCCTTCAATGCCCCTTAGTTGATTTGTTTAAGTACAAAAACCGTATTAGTACCCGATGCAACAATTCCGTAAAGGCCTTCATTATCGCCGACAGGTAACTCCATTTTATCATCGGTGTCTAGCTTGTAACCGTTTGCTGTAGTTACGTTGCTACCACCTATATACGTGGCACCGCCTGAGTTATGTATCCACACGGTTTGGTCAAAGGTTGAGGCTGCTACTAATAATGTAGCTGTAGTACCTACGCTTACTTGTGAACTAGTTGGCATTTTCTATCCCTAACTTGGTAATTAAAACCCTGACCTTTTCAGGGCTTAAAGCTATCTCAAAGTGCATTTCATCTTTTCTAGTCCAATCCCCGCCCCAGGTTAGCCCGTACTTTTTAGCCAGGGCTCTAATCATCGGTACCTTGCTGGCCTCAAACGTACCTACCTTGCCTAAAGGGTGCTTTGTAGCGTTAAGGTCTATAGCTGTACCGCTGGCGTGATTACTAAGTTTGCCTACCACACCTCTTACGTCTCTGTAGGCATAGCCCCAATCATCAAACGTGCCGCCTTCTATTGGCTCTATTAACTCGTTAAACTCTTTAGCAAAGTTAATAAGCAACGGCGCTACCTTTTCAGCGCAGCGGATTTTAAGGCTTGTGCCTTCTACCTTAAAAGGCTTAACGCCTATCTCAGCCTGCTCTTTAGATGCTGGCCAGCCGTTGTAGCTAGTCTGCATTAAAGCCCTAAAGCTGCTAAATCGTCAACAGTTAAACCAAGCGCCTCTAGCTTGGCTTGTGCCGCTGCTTTGTCTGCAATAGCTTTATCGGCTTTAGCCTTTTCTTTTTGTGGCAATAGAGCAATCTCTGCCTGTATCTCTGCGAGAGTCGGTGCGCTGCCTGCAGATAACCAAACTAAATCGGCATAGTCATCGCCTGAAAGTGTCCATTGTGCGCCTGGCTTTAGGTTTTCTAAGGCTTTAACAATATCTGCGTGAATCACGGTGTAACCTCCATTAGTATTAAAGTGGATTGTTCATTACCTTGTTGAACTGATACTGAATTACTGTTATTTACCGACCTAAATTGCACTTTGTAAGTTGTTGCAGATGTTGTTCCGGGTGAATCTAAATATGCGTTAGCAGATGAGGCTACGAAAGTACCTCCACCGCTATCTGTGTACATTAGATTTTTTTCGAATATAGATATTGCAGTAGAAGTTCTAACTATCTGCAAGCCCACGCCAGATAAAACTGCGGCTCTTAGGATTCCATTAACAGTAGCCAATACTAAGATTTTATTGCTTGCAGATGTTGGTGTAATTGATAGCGTTAGGTTGCTATCTTGAAATGTGCTTGAAGTTGTAGAGGCCGCCGTAGTTGTGCTCATACTTTTTACCTGCACTACTGCGCCACTACCAGCCGTAGCCCATTTTACTTTATACGGGCTAACTGTTGTATCGGCTGTTAAAACTTGTGCGGTAGTACCAATAGGCAGGTTATCGTAAGTGCCTGAACCTGTGCCTACTACAATGTCACCCGCTGCAGTAATAGTTGTAGCCATATCATTAGTAATAGTTACGGTGCCGCTTGTGCCACCGCCGCTAATACCTGTGCCAGCTGTAACGCCCGTAATATCACCGATTGGTGCAGCTATCCAGGCAGCGCCGTCATAGTACTCAGTACTGTTTGTATCTTTGAGGTATGAGTATTGCCCCTCTTGTGGTGAGGTGATAGCTGCAGCGCGGGCCGCCGATGAGGCAAACACTAGTACGCCTTGCATTAGGTAGCCGTTAGTGTCAGCTGCCGTAAGTACCTCGCCAGTAGTAAAGGTCTTAAAACCTAATCCAGCTGCCATAGTCCTAGCTCCTTAATAACTTAATACGCCGCTATCAAGCAGGCCGTATATGGTTGAGTCTAATATAAAGCCGTCAATAATTGGCTCTAAAGTGGTAAGTGTTGTTTTCCAGCTGTTAGGCGTAATGCTCTGAGCTACGCCAAACACCTGCAAAGTCTTAGTAAGGGTTGAGCCCCCAGGTTGGTTAGTTGTAATAGTTACAGGGTCAAAGTAGTCAAGCTCTAGCGCTGCAATAATGCCTAAGTTGTAGTTATCGGTATAAAGGTCCAGCTGTATAGCATCGCATCTAATACTTGTTTCAGCTCTAGATGCCACGTATGCCTGTGCGTAGTCCAGGGCCACAGCATCTGTCTCCATTAGCAAGTTTTGTTGATTGTAACTATGCACAAAGTACTTATCTATGCTTGCTGGGTTTGTAGCTACCTGGGCCGTGCCACCTGTACGGGTAATGCTGGCTGAGTTGTAAACTAGGGTATCGTCAAGGCGCCACACCGCATTAAAGTAACTAATATCTGAGCCGTTATCGTTAAACACCACAGGCGCAAGGCCAGTACTGCCAACTGTAACGTCTCTATCTTGAAAGACAAACGAGCCAGCGGCATCTACATACAAAGCGCCATACTCGCTAGTTTCTACGGTCTGCATAGCTGCAAGGCTTGTGCGGGCTGTGCCTGGGTCTGCCTGCATTGTGGTTAGCCCTGCATCTACGTCACGCATAGAGGCAGGCCAGTCAATAGCATCTAACAAGGCGTTAATTCTTGCACCGCTGAGCTGACCCGCTGAGGTACCCGCCACCGTACTTACTTGAGCATTTTGGGCGAGCCTAAAAGCATCTACAGCTGTGATAGTGGTATAAACCACATCATTAGCATTTTTAGGTGTAGTAGTTGTGTAGCTGGTAATAAAGCCCGACATTATCGGGTACGTAACAGCCCCGTATGTAGCCGTAATTTGTACTTTACGCATAGGGGTCAAAAGCTGAAAGTAGGGGCTTGCTGGGTTTTGGGGGTTGAACGCGCCCACCTGGTCAACAATACGCATAGTTAGCGTACCTGTTTGGAATTGGTCAGCCTGAGGATTACGCCCGCGCTTTGTCTCAATACTATCTACTACGTTAGATACGTCAACGATAACGCTAGCTGCATCTGCAAGGATGTTTGTGCCTAATATGCCGCTATCTAAAATCATAGCCTGAGCAAAGCTAGGCCCAGTACTAAAGTTAATAACGGCGTTAATTACAGGTACGGTCATATCGCGCCAGCAAAGTTAAGGTTATTGCCAAACCTGTTATTTTCTTGTACGGCTGTTTGTACCACCTCAATAAGCCCGCTCGTTTTATCTACAATTTCAACAGTTACAGTTGAGCCTGAGCCATAGCCCGCGCCCCTGTTCATATCGGCGCTATAACCGCCAAAATCTCCTAGTTTTTTCTGAAACTCAATAAGTGACAAGTAAGCTGCGTAGTTTTCTTGCTCTTGTAATATAGCAAAAGCAGTAGCTCGCTCAGTAGCGGCATCGGCATATTCTATAACTGCATCTATAGACGTGTTAGGGTCAAAAACTACAGGTGGTACATAATCTCCTTTAGGTATGCCTGATTTTGCTCTAGTGCTAGGAGTTGCGCCAGCCTGTGCCAAAAGCCTAAGCATTTCGCGTATCTTGTCTAAAGCCATATTAAGGTTTTCTTGGTCTATAAGCTCTTTAGGTTTGAGACTATCCAAAACTGTCTTAATACCTAACAATGTAAAGTTTTGGCTTTGCAAGGTACCTAAGATTTTTAAGTCCTCATTAAGTTGTTTGGTAGCGCGTTCAATACGAGCTACATCTTTAGACGCTATTGCATCTTCAAGCTCATTTATAGATTGCTTAACCTTCAAGCGCTGTATATCGTTGGCAATAGAAAGTACTTGAGCAGCGCTCTCAGCTTTGCCTAAAGCCTCAGCCTGGCCAATTAGAGCTGCGTTAATTTGGATTTTATCCATATCAAAAACGTCTGCACCCTTACCTAAAGCTAACTGGCCTGCAGCTATTGCCTTGTCTAATTTAGCCTGCTCTTTCTTGGCTTTTGTAGTTGCTAAGGCCGCCGCAGCTTGAGTTTTAGCTAGCTTGGCTAGCTCTTTATTACGCTTGATTGCCTCAAGCTCTGCTTTCTTTCTAGCTGCCGCATCTGATACGCCGGTAGCTTGATTAGCTAAAGTCATAGGCTGGCTAAAAGGTTGTGGCCCCTTAATTTCTTTTAGTAATTCAGCTGCTCGTTGTGGGCTAAATCTGCCTAATACGTTGCCAACTGCACCAAAAGCGCCTTTAACTATGCCTGCCCCTGGAATAGTTGCTATCTGCTCTTTAAGGTAAATAATGCTGTCAATAAAGTTAGCTAAAGATTTAGCCGCATTTTCTATATCTGTGCCTAAGTTTGCTATACCGTCATTACCACCCACAGAGGTAATTGCATTAACTAAACTTTCTCCAATAATTTCTTTAGCTTTATTAGCCGTCTCACTTAGTATTGCTAATTGGCCAGTATATGTAGCAGCCGCTGCCGTTGCTGCACCTGCAAAATTATTATTTAACTTAGTCTGCAACTCATTAAAACTCATAGCAGCTAACTCAGCTGTGGTCAGCCCTGTATTGTATTTCTTAAGAGCTTTAGTATTACCTAAATATGCTAGAGATAAATCCTGAGCAACTTGGGTAACATCGGCACCTGTGCCAGCGGCTACGTCTAAAGCCGTGTTAAAAATCTCTATAGATTTAGCAGTTGAGCCTGTGGCTGTTAACAAAGCTTGCAAGGCTGGCGTGGCTTGTCCGCCAGTTACTCCATAAAGTCTGCCTATTTTGTTTATGTATTGGTCTATGTTTTGTTGGTCAAAAGACAGCCCTAGATTTTTTACAGTATTGGCTAGTATTGCAGCCTCTTTTTGGGCGCCCGTGAACGAGTTAACAGCTGATTTACCAAAAGATACAAAAGCTGCAGCGCTAAGGCTTACACCTAATACGCGGCCTAGACTCTTTACGCTACCAGTAAGTTTTTTGGTAGCTTTGTCAGCATCTAGAAAAGCCTTTTTACCTAAGAATTGGCTGGCTATATTTACTACTAAATCGGTAGCCATTAGGCAGCTCTCCTTGTATGCTCATAAAACATTTTTGAGGCATTTTCTAACGCCTTAATAACAGCTGCATTAGCTCGCCCGTTATCCTCAGCCCAGGCTCTAAATATCAAACGGCCAGTTAACTTGCGCCCTGGGGCACCTACTAAACCCTTAGGGCGGGCGTTGACTAGCTGGCCAGTACTGTTTAAGTTTTCTATAAACTGTTTGCCAGCGTTAGGGTTAAGTGAATTGTTGTAACCTTTACGCTGAGAGTTATCCTTTTCTTGATAATACCTGATAGTAAAATCTCCTGGGCCGTCTCCTGTGCGATAAACAACACTTGCAGGTTTATAGTTTGGTTGACCCTGTGCATTTTTACGGCCTGCTGTCTCATAGATTGCACCGCCTGCAGACTTGTTAATAATGCGAGCTAAAGCTACAAAGCCGTTTTTATTAGGCTTAGATGGTGAGGTTGAATAAGTAATGCCAGCCTTAGCTTGCATAGAGTTAAACTTAGGAAATGGACGATAAGCCAGGTTTTCTGCACCGGCTAGGTTTTTAGACCAGCCGGATAAGACTTGCCCGTCATTAGGAACGTAACCTCTAGCTACTGTAGTAACAGTTTTTAGAGCTGCCGCCATCTGTGACTGAGTTTCTTTAGATAGGTCAGGAGCAAAACGTTTAAGGGCTACGCGGAGCTGTACGGCCCCTTCTAGCTCTACTGGCATTTTGTTGCTCCTT